GCTGAATGAAGCTCTGATGAATTCACTTTCCTCCATGAGAGCATTGGGTAATTGTGCTGATGCTTATCATGATGTGTACATGGCAGCCATCGCTGCTAATGCGGACATCCAAGCTCTACGAGAACTGAATGGAGATGATGAGCAACCAATCATTGAACCAGTCGCGCTCCCTGCAGCTCAGCTACCAGCACCTCCACCCCCACCACCTGCTGGTGATTCGCCTTTCTCAAAATTTGTCAAACATGCTTGGGTCTGGTTGTGGCAGAAGACAAAAACCATAACTGTTTCTGATGCCGTCATTATTTCGGCGGCCACCTTTGCTGGGGCCCACACGACCTGGCGTTCCTTGAGCGGCAAGAAGATACCTATACCTGAGCACAGGCCTGCAGCTCTCAGCCCTGTTTCCAACCTTGTTAATTGCAGCATGCACGAACGGTCGGGTCTTCTTCCTTTGGCGCTGATCCCCACCTCCCAGGGGGACGGTTGGTTGTATGAAGGCGCCCGGAGACCGATGCCGCCGATCAACAACCGCATTGATGACATCAAGCGCTTCACGCGTGAGTGCATTATCTATGATCCCAGCAGTTTGTGGATGGATTGCATTCAGAGTTTATTGTCATCTCGCATGATTGAAATCTTGGGCTTTCGTACTGCTTTCAGTTCCCGGGTTTCTTCAATGATGATCGGGGCCAAGTTGCCCTTTTCGTTAGGTGTCATCAAGGTAGCTTCTCAGTTGTGCATTCCTGGCATGACTTTGGACAAGCTCTGTGACAAGCTGCAGATTTCTCGCGAAACTTTCTTTTTGGTAGCGGCGACTAACATACTTATGCAGACAGCCTCCTTTCTCAATTATTGTCAATGGTTTCAGGCTCAATTTGATCGACTTGCCCAACCAGAATTCACTGCCCAGAAATGGGCCACATCGTTATTGTGGGATGGAGCCGCCATGTCCATTGGATGCGTCAGCACCCTATTAGGTACCAACTTTGTTGGTGGCAGTGATTACTTCACAGACCGTGTTACCTGGTTTGCGCAGAGTGCTCAAGTTGCCACTAAGGGGGCCTACATTGATTCTTGTTGATGGCGCGGGGCAGCTAGCTGCGGCTTGGCTGTCCTGCCTGTTTACTATCATTGGCCTTTCAAAGAAACTAACCCACAATCTTGTCATGTCAGCCGGAATACATATGAATGCCCGTGTCCAGGTGTAACTCATGGCTTATTCATTCTCAAAGCGAGCCCTATGTCTGATTATTCTGTCGATGCTCGTCGCCTCCTCGGGGACTTCGAGACTTTGCTCACCAAAGCGGACAGGGACTATCGGCTACAATCTCTTCTTATCCATAATAAACAATATGTTGATTGTCGCTGGTTTGGCGTTCCTGTGCTGCCTAATGAGATGATAGCCAATCTTCGACGTTCGTGTGATGATTGTCCACGACCAACCTATGTCATAGAACCTATAGGACCTGTTTGCATCGGTCGCAGCCAATTTCCACCCCTTGCTGCCCAACGCTCCTGTGACCACAATGTTTTGAATTGCATGTCTCGTATTTGCCCACCCGCAAAAGAACTACCCATTGACTATAACCTATGTCGACAATTCTGCGCTTTTGTCATGGAATTCTGCGTTAGTAGTCGGTACCATCGCGCCCCTGGCCTCGCCGTTTTTAATGGTGTTGCTATTAAGTGGCTTGAACCCCTCGAAGGTGTGTCTCTCTCCCTGGGTGATGAAGTTCTGAGCATGGTATCATTGAAATTCCGCCCTCGGATGGAGAGAGTCCTCGAAGAAGGAGATCCTGCCGACCCGTATCCATTTGCTTTTGCAGAACTGGTATCGATCAAAACTCGTGAACTGTACCAACCCATCGGTGAAGTGCCGGCAGCCACCACCAAAGCTGCCCGCCCCATCTGTGATGCCAGTCAATTCATTAAGACTCAAACTGCCGGGGCCGTCACTTCGCTTGATAGTTGGCTGCGCCAATGTAACTGGGACTATTGGCAGACCGGTTTGACCAAGCCTGAAATGGCTGAACGTGTCAATCGCGTTCTCTCCTTTTTTCCTCAACCCAATGTTACAATAACCAGTGAGGATTCTAGTCAACATGATGGTCACATTCTGATGATTTACAAATTGTTGGACGGGCACATACTTAATTCTCTTTTTCAAGGCCAGAGTAATTTCGATTTCAAACGCATGGCCTTTCCTGTGGCCCATCTTGGCTTTAAGGACAATCAGCACCGCGTAACGCTTGCTCGTCTGGGAGGCTTTACCACTGGTGAGATGGGCACCACTCTCAAACATGGATTGCGCACTAGGTTCATGAAACTTTTCATGTTGTGGGTAGTCAATGGAATGGAGATGGTCGAGGTTAACGGTCGCTTGTGCCCCAAAATCCCTGGAGATGTCATTGGTTGCGGCGATGACAACGTCACCATATCCCTCAAGCCCATGAGCCAATCTGACATAACAAATTTCATGGCCCGCTTGGGCATTAAGGTTACTTTTGGCGTCTCCGATCCTCTCGTCCGGGAGTTTCTCTCAGGTTACTTGGTTCCATTGGATCCAGATCAGCATTTGGCCTATATGAGAAAACTGGGTCGCATCTTTTGGCGCATGTTTTACCACAGCACCAACAATAGTGTCATGACAGCTGAAGACTGGGTCCAATGGTTGGGCAAGTTGGTCAGCTTATGGCAGGAAGCTGCACGTTTCCCCCTCGTTGGCCCCACCATCGCCAAAGTCGTCCAAGCCACCCGTCAGCACTCCAATCGAGCCAAGGATTTTCACAACTACAAATGGAGTGCCCAGATGGCCTATCGCATTCGTAAGTTTGGAACCATGACGGATTTCCACAATGTTTTCCAACAGTTGTATTTTCAATCGGCCAGCCCCGTTGCGCCCGTACATTCCTATTTGCGAGACGCTGTCACGCATCTTTATGGATTGTCACAGGACGATCAACTCCGGTTCGAGGGGCGAGGCGTGGTTTTCGTTCACGAAGCCCGCTGCGGTGGCCGTTTTGTTGTAGAACCGATGTTTCAAGCACTGTTGGAGCAGTGGCGCGAAGAGTGTTAGAGAAGTGGCGGGGACAAGATGTTGCAGGGCGTGTTTTTTTATATATTGTGATTAGTTGTTTACAATCAATGGCGCGCAAGAATAACAAAGCAGCGAAGCCTGCTGGTCCACCCAAGCCGAAAAAACAAGGCCCTAGTGCGGCTCAACGTCGTAAAGCGCGCAAGGGCATACAAAATCAACTGCGTGACATTCATGATGCCATTCAAAGTCCTAATATTATTGGGAAAGGTGCCTACAATTTTGCCAAGGCCTACAACGGAAAGAATGCTGCTTCCAAACGCAGCAACTACATGTCACGGGCGATTGATATTGGCGGCCGATCATTGAATGCTCTGAAGCAAGCCAACTCCGGTGACTACATGGGTGCCCTCATGTCTGGCATGAAGATTCTTGGTAAAGGTGACTATCAGCTAACGCGTAACACCATAGCCCAGGACTTGGTCGCCCAGCAAGTGCCCAACGTTCATGGTGCTAATGAGTCTATCCGATTCAGACACAGAGAGTTCTTGGGGGATATTTTTAGTCCAGCTACTGCTGGTGCTTTTTCTGCCTCCACGTATTCTATTAATCCTGGTTTAGCTTCCACGTTCCCCTTTCTGGCGCCTATTGCTCAGCAGTTTCAAGAGTATAAGTTCCATGGGCTTGTGTTTGAATACAAATCCACGTCCGCAGTTGCAATTGGCACTGCCAACATCGGCATGGGAGTGGTTGCTATGGCAGCACAGTATCGTGCTGATGCGCCTAAATTTACCGATAAACTGACCATGATGAATGAGATGTGGTCTGTTGATGGGCGCCCCTCTGACTGTTTCATGTTACCGATTGAATGTGCTCCAGAAGAATGCCCTATGAGTTGTCTGTATGTCAGGGGCACTGCGATTTCCACTACTTCAGATAATGTGAAATTCTATGATCTTGCTCGTATTACTTTGGCCATGACTGGCATCCCGGTCGTGGAACAACAAATCGGCGAGTTGTGGATTTCCTATGATGTCGAATTGTTCAAACCGCAAGCAACGTCAATTTTGGACGCGTACCAATCTTTTGCCGAATTTACTGTCTCTGGAGTTCTCTCTGGCAGTATGTTCACCAATGCTACAATTGCCTATGACTGCATTGGCTTTGATACATCTACCACCATCACTCCCACTGGTCGTTGGTCTCCGAATTCTGGACGAGGTTTGGTTGGCGTCTCTGCACCTTTCACTTTGTACACCTCCATCAATTCCTCTACGCTCACCACATCTGTTAGCGTCGTTGCCGGCTCGATTATCTTCCCACTTGGGACCGTAGGCGTTTTCTCGCTTGCCGTGGCTTTGACTGGCACTAGCTCTACGCCCAGTTATGTGGCTGGGTCTGATGCATTTGGCAATTCCATTGCTGGTGCGTCCACTGCTGCTTACCAGAACAATTGGGTAGGTCTCAATGCCTTTTACACCTCCCCACCGGCTGCAGGCACTACGGGCGGACACTACACTCTTCATGCTCGCATCCTCAGTAGTTCGTCGCAAGCTGTCATCACCTTTAATTTCCTTCTGGCCACTGCTGCTGCTGGCACTTGGTATATTGCTCAGTTGAACAACAATTATGTCTGATCCTGG